CGAGCGTCATAACCACTGCTGCCGATACAAGCGCCATAACCACTGCTGCCGATACGAGCGCTACCACCACTGCTGCCGATACGAGCGCCACCACCACTGCTGCCGATACAAGCGCCACCACCACTGCTGCCGATACGAGCGTCATAACCACTGCTGCCGATACAAGCGCCATAACCACTGCTGCCGATACAAGCGCCATAACCACTGCTGCCGATACGAGCGTCATCACCACTGCTGCCGATACAAGCGCTACCACCACTATCAAGTTTTGTTTTTTTGAGTGCAAAATCGACACAGATTTCAATGAAACCTTTAAAGCTGAGCTTTGCCCCAATCTTCAATTTTGTGCTTGCAAATTTTTTGTCGTCGTCGGTTGCAGGCGTATCTAACGCTTCTACCTCCGCAAATTCGTTGAAATTGCCGTTGTTGTCTATTATTGGGTAATAATTCAGCACTTCAAACGGGTCTTCGCAAAAATGCATGCCTCTTGCACAAGGTTCCGCCTTATCCTCTTTAAAAACTGTGTTTTCCGCGTACTGCTTGCCTTTGCAAACCAATCCCGGCTCAAATCCTTTATATCCTTTCATATTTCAAAATCCCTCCACTTGTCGTAAATCAAATCTTCCTCACTCCAGTCGTCGTACTGCCCTTGTAAGTAGTCTCTGACCGCTTTTTTAATCGCATGTGAATATTTGCCGCTTCCGTTGTCAAATTCGTTGTGACAGTCCATACAGAGCGTAACAATGTTCTGTTCAATTCCCAGTCCGCCTTGTGACCTGCGGATATAGTGAGCGTTCGGGGCGGCTATCGGACTGCCGCAGATAATACAGCAGCCTTTATCCCTCTCCCATACCCTTGCTTTGACTTCCTGTGATATGTCGCAGGCTTTCGCTCTCTTATGCACGTATCTCAATTCCTTTCTGAATCAACCACGCTTTCAGCTCTCTTGCTTCCGTTGGAGTGATACAAACCTTAAACGCTATCCATTCTCTCTGTTCGTTTGAATAGTCAATCTTAGGTTTTACCTCGCCCTCTTTGGCTTTCTGAATGTCGGCAATTCGTTGTCCCTCTCTTATTGCGTCTGCAAGGCTTAGTGACCTCTTGTATTCTTCCTGTGCTTCAAAGCTACACTCTAACGTTGCAATAGTCTTTATATCGCTTTCAATGGCCTTGAGACGCGATTTTATCTCTTCATCGATTAAAGATACCTTTACAGCCTGATTTAGCCACTTAGGGTTGAATATCTGTTCAAGCGTGAGCCATTCGGGGTGGTCTGTCTCCTCGTACAGTTTTTCGATTTCCGCTCTCTTTTCAGCTTTAGTTTGACTGTCAATCATTTTGACAAATTCGTCTATCGCCTTTACCGGCTGATTACAGATTGCAACCAGTTCTTTTATCTGAGCTTCGAAACTCTCGTATGGCTGCATACAAGCCTTTTTAATTTCTTTTCGCCTGTCCTCTATCGCCTTGATAAATTTATTCAGCATTGCCTTGTCTTTCTTCGCCTGAGGCAAATCATCTTCTGTGTAGACCATATTCGCATAATGGTCTGCTTTCTTCTGTACCCGTGATTTAATTTCTTCAAAATTCTCTACCACAATCGGTGTGTATGTGGTCTCCTTGATTTTTAATTCCATTGCTTAACTCCTTATCCGAAAAGTGCGTCTTGCACTTCGCTTGTCTGTTTTTCTTTTCTTTCGCTTAAAATCTTAACCGCCTGCGCCCACTGTGCCTTTGAAAGTGCTTCTATGGTTGCCGCCTTGTATGATTTCAGTAGCTTCTTCTCGTCTGTGCCGGTCATCTCGATTAGTCCCTTTAAGGTTTTGGCTTCCGCTGCGCTTATCGCTGTGGTTTCAAGCTCTTTTTTCTTCTCTGCGTCTTTCTTGGCGTCAGGGTCTTTACTCCTGTACTTTGCTTCGTCACTTGCTGACTGATCGGGGTCATCGCCTGTGCTGATTTTATACGCTTTCATCAGCGCATATTTGTCGCCGTATGTCATTGCCTTGCCGCTCCCTTTGTCCTGCGAATCAATCCCCTCTGAAAACACTGTTGTCTCTATAAAGTCATTTGTGCTGTCAATGTTCACAAACCTGTAGACTGTCTTAATTCGTGACATAAACGTTGTTTTTGTTCCGTACTGCGTTTCGCTTTCAAGCATATGGCTTTCAAGTATTTCCCTTGTTGCAGGGTAGCTGTAAACTCCGTACTTCGTTTCAATGGGTTTTACTGCGTCTAATATGTCTCTCTCTGATACGGCTTTGTATGACGCCGTCTTGCTCGTTGCTACCGTTAAATTTTTTGCAACTGTCTGCAACTCTGCTGTTATTGCTGCCATTCTCTGATAAATATTCATTGGCTTATCCATTTCTCCATCAACTCCTTTAAATGTTCCTCACTTACCTCTCTGCCTGTCTGTCTGTCGAACTCGTCCTGCAGGGTTAAGCCTATGTTTGATATAAATTTCTTGCAGTCCTCGCATATGAACTCTGTCGGATCCATCCAGTTTCCGCATCCGCACCTGTCGGCGTGGGTTAATTCACCTTTGCAGTTCGGGCAAACCTCGTACATTCCGGTACTGTCATGCACAAACTGCGGTTTTTCTACTGCTCCGCATTCTTCACACCAGTACATTCCAATATCACCTGCCCGTTTAGATTCCTGTCCATTGCGTTAACTACTTCCATGATTTTCACAACTCTTGATATCATTGCATTGCGAAACGGTATATATTCTTCTTCGCTTCTCGCTATGAAGTAACCGCCGTTCTCTGCTGTCACCACCCTTACTCCGCTGAGCCGTAAATCTCTTACAGCCTGTCTGATCTCTCTGTCGGGGTAGCCTGTCTGCTGTCTAATCTCTCTCCTTGTCACTGGCTTGCCGCTTAGCAGGTCCAGTAATGCCTCTGCTTTCATTGCTTAACTCCTTTCTTAGTTTTTCGGGCAGTTTCTCCCTTGTTTTTTCTTTCGCCGACAGCTCCTCATAAATCATTCTGAAGTTACCCCTGTCTGCCATTAGGTTGTCTGATGTGCACAGTTCCATATAGCCAAGCCGCTGTACTGTCTGCCTTGTAAGCTCGTCAAGTTCTTCAAGTGCTTCTTTTTGTCTGCACCAACCATACTTTCGGATTACGCTAAGTGTTTTCTGCCAACCTGTCCCCCAGTCCTGCACCTCGCTTACTGTTGCCATTTCTCTTATGTCTGCTATGGTAGGCGGGAATTTGTTGGTTAGCATATATTCATGTATCGCCGCTGTGGCTTGCTCGTATGGTATATCTTTAAGCATTTGATACCACAGCTTTACCGCATACGCGTCCGGTAGAAAGGTTGGCGATGTGTATACGGCTTTCATAGCTTTTGTCAGTATTCTAAATTCGTCAATTGTCATCTGCACCACTCCAATCTATTTCGTCTAACCAAGCAAGCCTGTCCTGTTCTTTTGGCTGCCGTTCCTTTACAGCGCTTACAACCCATTTTTTAATCGCTAGGTAGTGTGACTTGGCTTTATAGCCTTTCATCTCGATATATTCATCTAGGAAAGTGATACAGGCTGTAGTCATATGTGCGCCTAATTCCTCATTCAGCTTGTTTATTTCATCGTCGGTCAATCTGACATTGTTGTACTCGCCATACTTATGCTTTGTTTTTGCGGGAGCGGGAGCAGGCGGCGTGTCGTCTGCGGCTATACTCTCTACTAACCTATCCTTACCTAACCTATCCTTACCTAACCTATACTGTGCTGACATTTGACTGACATTTGACTGACATTTGACTGACACTTGACTGACACTGCATATTTTTTCCCATTCTTCAATCACTTCTTCAGCGTTTAAGTCGCCTGTTTCTGTGTCCCGAAGTGTTATGTTACATTCTTTGCAAATAACAGATATATTCCCAAGTTCGTGTCTACCGCCTTTTGAAATGGGTATATTGTGTTGAATTGTCGGTATTCTGTTTTTTGTCTCGATCCCGTTCTCAACTTCCTTTTGCATTACAGCTCCACATATAGGGCATAGCCGCCCTGTAAACACTCGTCTTATTTTGTACTCAAAACTATAAGGGAGACTACTTTCTCTGTATGCTTTTTGTCGTGGCGTTTCGCTGCTATCCTCTTCGATAGCAAGGGCTCCAATTAGTTCATACGCGCCATTCTCTCTCACTTCTAATAAGGCCATTTCATCGGAATATACAGTTTGTTTTTTTCTGTCACTCCTAATGTAGTTGTGCACCTTCCAGTGCTTGATAACTACTATCCCATTTTCAAACGGTATGAGAAATGATTTTGCAACCAGCAACTTCATATCATCGTCTGCTGCACCTATCATTCGCTGTATTCTTTTTGGGTTGTTAACAAATCCGTCATCATCAGCTCTCATACTCAGGTGAAGATATAAAGCTTGTGCTGACAGCGGCATATCTATAAAGGCATCACTGTCTATTATCGTTTTTGCAAACATTCTTCTTTCTGCCATATTATTACCTCTCGTCCACTGGAGATATATGCTCCCAATCTCCTGTTGCAGTCTTGACGATGAAGCAGAAGCAGTTAATACAATCGCCTTTACATTCCCAACCTGCTGCTTCCTTGCTCCGCTTCATCGGCTTGTCGCATTTACCCGAATCAAGCAGTAACTGGCTGTTCCTCGTCTTTCTTCGTACTCTCATTTGTTACCTCTTTTGCGTACTTCTCCAAAATTGTGCCGATTTCGTGTGCTGTTTTGCTCACAATATCGGCGAGACTTTCAAAATCTTCTTCCGGCATGCCGAAAATGTCTAACAGCAACCTTTTGGCAATCTCGTTAACATTGCACTCAACATTAACGCCACCTGGGACCACCTTGACATCTAGCGAAATTGCTCTCAGGTTAAGCAACTCAGCAAATTTGTTTATTTTTTCAAGGTCTGTTCCGTTTTTCGTTTCAAATATCATAAATTACCTCCGTGTTTTTCCTCGTATTTCAGTTTTTTATCCAGTACCTTTTTTGTGTAATCAGTGCTGTAAATGCCCTGATTCCAAAGGTTTACAGCCCCTGCTTCTCCGAGATTGTAAGCCATTAAAACGCTTTCAACATCGGAGTATTTTTCCGCTAAATCTGACAGCATTTCGATTCCTATAGTTACATTGTCGTATGGGTCTAAGTAGTCAAAATCTTCTCTGTGATTACAGGCGTTAATCTGCATTAAGCCGTAATCATTTGTTGCTGAAACAATGTCAGAATTGAAGTTGCTTTCGGTTTCGATTAATGCTATAATGAATGAGTATGCAAGATTATGTTCTTCACACAGTGTATGAATGTACTCCTGCAATTCATTGCTTAGCGGAATGTCCGCCCAAGGTTGCCATTTTTGTACTTCGACGGCCGGGGCGGTCGTTTCATTTTTTGGCATTTCCTGTGCGTCTACTACTTCACTGGTAGGGGTACAGCTTATAAGCAGCAGAAATGCTATTACGGGTATTGCCCCCGTCTTACCTATACTTTTTAATTTCATTGATAAAACCTCTCGTTAAACCTCTTTACGGGTATTTTCCCCGCTACAGTGATATATCCCTCTGCAGCTAGTTCTTCATTCAGTTTTCGGATTTCACGATAGGCTTTAGCCTCTTTTACGCCTAAGATGTTCATCACGTCTTTGACGGTGTAAAATCCTGTTTTCTTTAACATTTCTACTCCTTTCTTTCTTTAAGCAGGTAAGCAACAGAAACGTCCAGTGCGTCTGCTATTCTTGCAAGAGTTTCAAGCTGCATTGCTGTGCTTTTCAGCTTGTAGAAATGACCTCTAGCAAGTCCTGCTTTTCTTTCGAGTGCCGCAATAGATAAACCTTTGCGTTTTGCCACTTCTTCAATGTTCTTGATAATAATTTCTGTTTTCAAGCTTTTCTCCTTTCTTTCCTGTGTTATACTGTGCTTGGAGGTATAACTATGGAATTAATAATTAGATACAAAATTATGAAAGCGCTATCGTTCGGTGCTTATATGTCTATCTACGAGCTTTCAGAAAAAATTAGCTGTAAAAACCACAAGGTCGTTCTGTCTGCTGTAAAGTACCTAAAGCTAAACAACTTTATATGCTTTGACGAGGCAAACAATATTATGCTGTTTGACGCTATTTCGCTCAGAAGCTACAGAAAACATATGTGTCAAAAGATTTGCAGCTTTATTGTTGGCGTTTCTGCCATAATTGCTGCCATAACCGGCATTATAGGATTGCAACGATAATGTATGCTGTCGCCAGTCCTGCGATAATACCAACAAATAAACCTATTGCAAAACCGATGTGCTTTGCGCTCTCGACCTCGTGCTTGACAAGCCTGTCAAGTGCGGGGTCAACTTCATCTAGGCAGCAATATCTGTGCATTGTTTCAGGTGTTATCCTGTCGTCTTTTTCCATTCTCAACTCCTTTCCACATTTTAGCACTGAAATAAATACGTTTTACATATTGACAAGTTACGTAATCTGATGTACATTGATAATACGCAAACAACTATATACATCAAAAACGTTACGTTGTTTTTACGTCATATTTTTTATTGCGTAAATATTTATGTTGTGCTTACCCTTTTATTATACGTGAATATTTGCGTTTGTCAATACTTTTGTCGTAAATTTTAACGTTATTTTGAAAGGAGGTTTTTATTATGGGCGAAACTGTATATAGCAGAGTTAAATTATTATGCAAAGAAAAGGGAGTGAGTATCGCCCAAATGGAACGAGATATAGGCTTTCAACGAGGAAACGCATATAAGTGGAAAGACATAAATCCGTCTATGCCCTCACTGGCTAAGTTGAGCGCTTATTTCGATAAACCTATATCTTATATACTTAAAGGTATTGACAATGAAGAACGTGACGAAGCGCCTGTTGATTTAAAAACAGAACTCAACAGATTACTTATTTTACTTAAAGATAACCCTGATGTTGTTTTTGCAAATAAGCAGTTATCTGAACTAAGTAAACAAATCTTAATTGACAACATTCAGAACACAATAGGTGTTGCTGATAAGTGTCAGAACGCATAAGAGCGAGAAAGGCTACGCTGTGAAGATAAAATTAAAAAGCATACTGTCCTGTATCGTTGTGACGGTAATGCTTACGACAAGTGCATTTATTATTGTGGGAATGTCACAGAGGTGTACTGCGTATGCAGAGAGCACCATATCGCCTTGCAATGACGAATGCATACATCAGTTAGCACGCTATGGGAAAACCGCAATTATTAATTTTGGCGAGTTCACAAATACTTCGCCTGCTGCTGTCAGACGTAAGGCTGAATACAGTAAGATTACTTATGACAGTATTAAAGTTTCGAAGAACTGTGACGGATTGCCCGTTACTGAAATTATAAGGACTTATGTGGAAAGTATGGTTGTACTGGGATTTGATTATTCACGCCCGGGAAGCTATACTTATATTTTTATTCGAGGTAATGACTTCGCAAAATTGGAGTATGACAGGTTTAGGGATAGGATAATAATTATGTATAGGTGATGAAATGAACGAAGAAAAGAAAACGAATAATAAATTTGCTTTGATATTCTTGACTGTTGCACTTATCGTATCGTTAGTTCTAAATGGTTACTTTCTGTACAAAGTTACAGATAAAGATGATACATACGCTATTTGTAGCACTTGTGGTCGTAATATATATCTGTATTACAATAGTACTGAGGGTACATACACAACAACTTGCAGACAATGTATAAGCAAACAGCTGCGTGATGAAATCGAACAGGAATTGCGAAGCAACTCTGATTACAGTTATGACAATGACGCTGTTTCGGAAGAAAATTATGCTTACGTTACACGTACAGGCTCAAAATATCATCATATATGGTGCCAGTATGTGTCGGGAAAAGACGATTTATCGTATTATGAAAGTTCTTACGAAGCTGAAAGCGCAGGATATGACGCTTGCAGCGTGTGTTGGTAAAGGAGTTTGAGAATGAAGAAAATAATTTTAACCTTAACGCTTGTTTTGATTTTAATATTCACATGTTCTTGTACACAAATTCCGAAAGAAGCTTATGTTATATGTCCTCAGTGTGGCATTGACATTGAGGTTTACACTGATGGTGGCGAATATCCGCTAAACTACGAAGCAGATGATTTGCTCTGCCAAGATTGTGTTGGAGCCGAATTGAGTGAGGAGTTTGTTTTTATTGATCGTGATGACTGGCAAAAAATAATGGACAAGTATTCCGACACTGAGATATATGCCAAAATTGAAAGTGTAATACAGTAAAAAGGAGGTGTACTATGCCTGCATATAAAGACAAAAACGGGAAATGGTTTTGTAAGTTCTACTACAAAGACTATTCGGGAGAAAAAAAGCAGAAGAAGAAGTCAGGCTTTGACTTGAGAAAAGAAGCTCTTGCGTGGGAAAGAGATTTTATTGAAAATCACGCCGCCGTCAACAACGATATTAGCTTTGACACTCTTGTCAACAAGTATCTTGTGGACTTAAAGGCAAGGGTAAAAGAAAGCACATACATTAAACATAAATCTATGGCAGACAACCATATTCTCGGTTTTTTTAAGTGCTCTGCGTCCGAAGTGACGCCACTTGCGATTAAGAACTGGCAGTATTCTCTGCAGGAAAAGGGTCTTGCTTCAACCACCATTAGAAATATAACCGCAGTTTTAAGCTGCATTATTAACTGGGGGATCACCTTTTGCGGTCTGCAGGAAAACCCCGTTAGAACTGCAAAGCATATTGTACCAAAAGAAAAACGCAACTATACAATACTTACACGAGAACAATACGAACAGCTTAAATTCTCCAACCTTACATACAAAGCTGTGTTTGATACTCTGTTTTATACCGGCATGCGTCTAGGGGAATGTCTCGCCTTGACGCTAGCAGATATAGATTTGGAGAACAAAAGCATTAACATAAACAAAAACATATCCCAAAGGAAAGTAGTTACAAAGCCAAAAACACCTAATTCCATACGCAAGGTTATTATTCCCGGCTTCCTTGTTGATGAACTTAGGGACTATATAAATGCAAGGTATGGCTTGACGCCGTCTGACACGCTGTTCAAAGCCAATAGAACACCACTAAGGAATGAGTTTAGACGTGCATTGGCAGAACAGGACTTGCCTATTATCAGAATGCACGACTTAAGACACTCTCATGCGTCTATGATGATTGAGCTTGGCTGTAATATACTGCTTGTTGCTGAAAGACTTGGAGACACACCGGGAACAGCCCTTGCTACATATTCCCATCTTTATCCGAACAAACAGGAAGAGTTTGTTTCTATGATAGAATAGTACCTTTTTAGTACTTTGTATCTTGCAAAATGTTGAAATTTACAGTATAATATCACTATAGAGCTAGTTAGCTAGTAACTCTTGGAATTTGATAGATTTTGATGAATATTGATATTTCAACGTTTTTAATACGCTGATTTTGGCTATTATATGCGAAAAAAAGCGTTTTAAATAATTTTTAAGTACCTTTTTAGTACTTTTATGTGACCTTTCTTATAAGACAAAACCACAGGTAAAACTGTGGTTTTGTCTTTATGTCAGCATAAAGTATTTTGCAACCTTATTCGGTACTGCGTCTTTATCATCTACAAATGCTTTTGCTATGTCAAAGAAGTAATCCTCATTATCATTGCCGTATTTGGCAGCCACTTCGTAATAGTCATTGTATGCCATATTCATCGCTAAGTAGTATTCAATGCACCTGTCTGTAATTCCTTTTGTGGCGATAAATTGTTTTATTGTGTCGTAAGTCCACCGTTCGCCGAAAGGTATCATCTTCCTGACTATCAGTACAGCCTTTTCTTCGTCAATGTCATAAAAGATATTTTCTGCTTCTCTGACAAGCTGCTCATATGCCTGTGGATTATGATGTTTTAGCATTTGTGCTGATTTGTAGTAAAGGTCGTTGGCCTTTTCCTTTTTCTCTTTGTCGTCTAAGGCGTAGATTTTGTCTGTGATATCTCTCAAGCCCATAACATCACCGCCTTATATCTTCTCTACAACCATTGCTGTGTTGTATGTGGTTACAGCCTGTCCGCCTACTACAAGAGTAAGAGTTCCCTCTGCATTACAGCCGTTAAGCCTTACCAGTGCAGAAACAGGAAGTGTTACAATCCCATCTGCTGCCGCTGTTACTGTAGCAACCGCTCCCGGCACAGCAACGCCGTTTAAATACAATGCCACTGACACAGGACCTGCCGCTGCAGCTGTTGCTGTCACTGTAGCGTCTACATCGTAATATCCGCCACCTGTAAGAGTGATACCGTTACCGCCTAAGTTGATATGCTGTCCGTATCGTCTGATGATATTACCTAAAGGTAATATTCCACCGTTAGCAACGGCTGTACCCTGTGTAGTGTTTGCTGTGTATATTCCCGATTTACAGCTCATTTTTTTCTCCTTTCTCAAAAGAGGTCCGTAAGACCTCTTTTATCCCCTCGACTAGATGTTTGTCAGATTTCCGCAGCCGCTGAATGTCGGTACAATTCCATATCCGTAAGGATTGACTTTCGGAACGCCGCACATTGCCTGCTGCAGTTTCAGTGTCTGAATTTCATTCTGCATTGCAGACATCTGATTTTCGCACATTTTATCTAAGATTTTCTGTGCGTTGGCTGTAGACGTAGCATTAATTGAGGCTACATAGTTTGCCATGTCAAACTTTACGCTGTCGATATTTCTGTTTGTCTCGCAGCAACAGTTATCAATCTTAGAGCCTACTGTGTCAAAGCCTGTGAGCATTGCTGCCGAAGCTGTGGCAATGTCCTTGGTGTGCTCGTTGGCCTGCATGAACTGTCTCTGCCCGATATCGTTCACATTCTGATTTAAGTTCTGGAACTGTGAGTTCATACATAAGTCAGCCTGTGTCATTGCATTTGACGCTGCACTGCCGCCAAAGAAGCCGCCGCCGCCTGCTCCGATAAGTAAAAGTATAAGCAGAGCGAATATCCATAGTCCGCCGCCGCTTGCTCCCTCTTTGCCGCTTACTGCTGCAATGTCTGCTAGTGATAAGTTGTTGTCCATCTCAATACCCCTTTCTGAGTTTATTTACAAAAGCCTTAAAGGCTAACGTATCAGTTTTAAAATGTCTTCCGGATCATATCCCATTTCGCTGCACTTCTGATAAAAGACATCTTTCGGATCTTTCCCCTTTACCATAGCGTCTAGCGTGTTTTTTATCTGTGGGTTTTTCTGCAGGATCCCTGTTAATGCCTGCACCGGATTGCCCTTTATCAGTGAAATTATATTACTCTGATTGCTGAGCTTCTTCGTTTGGAACAAACTGCTTGCCATAACTTAATACCTCCTGCCTTAATCTCTCAAATTCATCTCTTGTTACAAATTCACTTGCAGGCTGTTGTGTTTCCATTGGAGTAAACTTAAAAGCTCTGATTGTAGGAAAGCCTGCTCCGTCAGTAGTCTTGACGTAGAATATGTCCTCGTTGCTGTCAAAGAGTGCTACACTGCTGTTAGGGGGCATCTGATAGGCTTTAGCACCGTCAAAACCTGTTACTCTGATTAATTCCCCTCTGTTGCTGTTTACCACGCCCACAGGGGCTTGTGGCATTGTATAAGGATTAAAACCGTACATATCTTTATCTCCTTTCGCTTACAGCATAATAAAAAAACACACACCAATCACGTACAGATTAGTGTGTGTTAAGAGTGTATTAAGTGTATGGAATTGCTTTTATGATTTTGTGTGTGACCTTTTGGCTTGTTCTCTTGACAGTATCGTAATCAACGTCAAGTGTATCTGACATCTCATATAATGAATAACCTCTTGCTCTCAATTCAAATACATCTTTTTCAAGCCCTACGAAATTACATATTGCCCTGAACTGGTCCAGTTCCGGCTCAATAAATTCGCATACCTTTACTACCTTTCTCAATTTTGGTTAGCCTCTTTTCTTAATCAGCAGTACGCATACTGCAATAGTCAGAATTAAGTTTTGCCTTTTCAGCCTTTTTAAAACATCTGTTGCTAGCATTATTTCTCCCTCTTTAAGTATGTTTTAAGGCCTTTGATTCTTACATATCCCCTGTCCGTTTTCAGCCAGTTATTCTCTATGGGTATACCTTTTATCGTCTCACCTTTTTTAATCGCTCCCAGCTTATCTGAGTGGATTGTAGGGGATTTTCTGATATTGACATTCCTCACCGCCTTATACTTTGGTCTTTCGTCGATTTTGTGTCCGACAATTCCCTCCGCAATGGCTCTTGCTACAGCCTTGTAACCTACCTTGCGGTACAGCTTGGCGTCGTCTAAGTCGTCAACGAAGCATACCTCTACAAGAATTGCTTTTGCCTTTGTGTGATTAAGGATATAAAGTCCGCTTGTCCTCTTTGTCCCGCGATTCGTAAAGCCTAATCGTTTCATATTGTTGCATATGTTTTCGCCTACAACTCTTTTTATGCCCTTGTTTTCGGTAACCCATACTTCTGTGCCAGTAACTTTACCGTTGCCTTTCTTGTTTTTCGCTCCGCTGTTAAAGTGAATTGAAACATCAAGGTCAACTTCGTGAGCATTGCATTTTGCCGCAATCTCCTGCAGGTTCTTGTTCACATCTTCCGCATTATCTACCGTACAATCATACACAGTATTGTCAATTCTCAGTAATCTGATAAGTTCTTTTGCTACTTTTCTGTTCTCTCTGCTTTCGTTTAGAATAGACACAGCACCGCAGGCAACTTTACCTGCGGCGTTATGCCCTGCGTGTACATTGATTCGCATATTATTCCTCCACTTCCGGCAGTCCTGCAACAGAAGTTAAGATTGAAATTACTCCTGCTAACACTGACGCACTTGCTACCATTACCCAGTTAACCTCTGAGATAACCATTGAAGTGCCTATTGTTGCAACTGCTGTCTGTGCAATCGTTTTTACCGCCCTCACAAGAGCTGCTTTTAACCATTTCTTAGACATTTTTTTCTCCTTTCTATTCCCTTACAGGGAGTTTTCTAACGTCTTTAACTAATTTTTTAACAGTTCCGTTTCCTCCCAATTCCTCATATGGCTCAAACATATACTCTATGTTGTCGAGTTCATCAGGGAATACGTACTGTCGCCGTATACACAAAAGGCAGACATCTGTGAGCCTGTCGTGTAGTAGTGCCTTGTTTGATTTTTTCTGAACAGCAATATCCGTCTGCATTTGCTCAAGGTTTACTTTTTTACGCTGACTTCGGTTTGTAAGAAACGCCCAAAAGCCGTTTGAAGCAAAGATAAATCCAATAATCGTGATAATTTGAGTTGTTGTTAACATCTTCTTTCTCCTATCTGTAAGGGTTATTTCTTGCCGCCCAACCTGCGTTATAGGCTTGCCATAGTTCCGCCTTAACGCTGTTTGAGTATGGCAGTGTATCTAAATATGCCTCGGCTTCAACCTGTCGTATGCTTCCGTTTCCGTCTGTGTCTGCTTTAGTCTTGCCTTTTGAACTCATTACAGCAACATACGCTTCTTTTGTCACATTTGACGGCATATTGTTGAACTTTGCTTTTGTTTCTTTATGCAATTTGTTGAATTGGATATCTGTGTCAGACACGCCTTTCGACCTCAAAAATTCTTCTTTTGCATATGTCCCGGCGTCGCTATAGATTTCCTTTATAGCTTTCGCCTTGTCTTCGTCGCTCATATTTCTATATTTGCTGGTATTTATAAGTTTGTGAACTTCTTCATATGATTGCCTGCCTCGCGTCTCTTTATATTTTTGCAGATCCTTTTCTGACATCTGATATTCTGTGCCGGCAAAAGCTACACCATATCCGCTTGGTGTGTTTTTCGGAATAATTGTGTTTGCAGTATCGTCATCTAGCCTGTCATATAAAGATAGCAACTCTCTATCAACAGATGTTGTCTCTTTCTTTTTAAGAGTGCCGGGAGAAAATACATTCTGTAACAATGCTACAAAATAGTCCGAGTTTGAACGCTTTGTTTCTTTGCCGCCCCACAGATTGATGTAATCAGCAAGGTTTTCGTTTGCCAACGGAATCTTGTTTGTGAGCTGATTAAGATACCTTTTCATATCTCTTTCGGCTAGTGATTTGTTGGTGGCTGTCGTTGATTTCCTTGTTTCTGTTGTTGTTTTGGCTATTTGCGAAAGTAATGTTGGGAAGAATTGCGACACATAACCCTCTGCTGTGTTTTTGGCAATCTCTTTAAATGTACTTTCCTGCGAAAAGGCTGTATTGAATGTGTTTTCGATACCACTAAGCATTGACAGATTTAATAAAGGCTCTGCAATGTTACTTATGGCGTTAAGCGTATCGACAAATGACAGTCCTTTTTCCTGTGTAAACTTAGCTATCTCTGCACCTATCATCATTGGCATTGACGCCGGTATGGTCCAGTCTACAGTGTATGTATAGTCGCCTATGTTGACTGAGTATTCTTGCTCGCCTAACATCTTGTCGTACTGCCCTTTTTTGCTCTGTGTATCCATTGAGGTATTAAGCAGTCCCTCATAAGCAAGATATGCTCCTAAGGCTGTCACTCCTGTACCTGTAAGCCCCTCTGATATTTCTTTGATAATCTTACTTACCTGTTCAGGGCTTCTGAATGACTTTTTAACACCATATATTCCTGTTCTTACAAGACCTTCAGCAAGCCCTAAAGGTGAATATCTCACACCTTGCTTTAAGATGTTGGCAGGAGTTTTTACAAAAGGTACTGTGGTATCTAACATCATTGTGCTGAGTTTTGCCAACACTTTATTATCTGCGTTCGCCCACGACTTCCTTGTATTGTTGAGAAAATCAGATAATGCATTGGCGTCTCTGTATGTTCCCTCTAAGGCTTCCTGTGAAGCAAAGGCTCTTGCTTTTTCCGCCACCTCTGCAGGAACTTTTCCTTTGATTTTCTGTGCTTTCAGATACCTTGCATATGCTCTTGAGTAGTGGTACTTCATAAACAATCCGTCCTCTGCGTCAAGAGACCATGATACGAACTTTCTTGCACTCTCTAAAGGTTTAAGTTTATATACCCTTGCGTCCTGAGGTCTGCGTGTGTCAATGTACTTTGTATTGTTTCTAAGAGTGAATTCTACTTTTTTGTAGTCCTCCGCTCCCATTTTGATAAGATTTTTGTCTGTTGCAGGGTTTAATATCGCCCTTGTTCTGTTTGCTTCCTTTACAAAGGCTTTTTCCATTCCCACCTGCAGCCCGTTTGATATTATTCTGAACGGTACAAACATGGCATTGCCCAGCATGTTACGGATATGTGTTTTTGGCGATGATAACATACTTGTGTATCTCCACGCATTGATTTTATCCATAATGGTAGGCGGTACTTGGTTCCACATATCAACGGCAATATCATTCTGTATTCTTGCTGCTTCGTCTGCGTCTGTAGTCTTTGCCAACTTTTCAAGAAGTTCTTTATTGAGTGTTATGTCAACATTCTTTTCCTTGCTTAGCTTATCAGCAACCTTTGTTACGGATTTAACCTTGCCTGCAGGTGTCAGTGATGAAAATATCCTTGCCGCCTGCAGCGCTCTGCCGGCTTCACTTTCAAGCATTGCTGTATCAGATAAAACATCAACAGCTTTTTCAATATTGCCCTCGTCAAGATATTTCTGTGCTACCTTGTAGCCTAACATAATCTGATCTTGAGAAACTTCTTTTTTCACTTTGGCTGTGCTTTCGGTATAACCTGCCACTTTACCTGCGGCAATGTCCAGTCCGTCATCAGCTATAGTCTTTTCTGCGTTTGATAAGGCTGTTTTCTGACTTTCTGTATACTTTGCAAACAGTCCCTCGTTTATGCCTTTGTCGATAGCGTCTTTGGCTTCCTCAAATTCTTTGCTGTTTCTGATATTGACAGCTCCCTGCGTGGTGTCTCCGTATGCTGTTGCTTGTGGCACATTGGTGCGTTTGCCGTCTTTAACAAACTGTCCGTATTCCTTGATGTTTTCTTCCATTGTGTCTTTTACTCTATTGATGTCAGCACCCAAGTCTTTTTCCAGTGCGGATCTGTCAATTACCCTCTTGCCAAGTTCTTTGTCTGTGAATCTTTCTGCCAGTTCTGCAAGCTGACTGTCTGACAAGTCATTGCTGTGAGAAAGCGAACGGTATATTGTTTCCTCGCTGTCTATAGTCTGTTTAAGATTTGACAAATCGGCGTCAAAGAACTCGCTGTCTTTATAAGCCGCGCCCTCGTCTACTAGCTTTTCAGCAATCGCTCTTGCGTCTTTCTTCGCAGGCGCTTTGCCGTTAACTTTGTAGTAGTCAGAGTACCATTTATCATTAAGTGAGTAGTTCTGCGGTATGTAATATTCCTGTCCGTATTCGTTATTAGCGGGCACGTAATCACGTTTTGAGCCTTTCTTTTCATAGTTCTTGATATAATCTTCAAGTGAGTTAATTCGTTCCTCTCTAAGGCGATTATACTCTGCTTTTGCGCTGTCTATGTAATTCTTGGCTTCGTTTATTTCGTCCCACGCCCTGTCAATGTTTCCGCTTTTAGCTGCCGCTACTTGCTGTACTTTTCGCTGTTCAGCTTTCTTGACAATGCTTGAAGCGTTTGCCGGTGCCTGAGGAACTTCTTTTCGTGCTTCTCTTATTGCCGCAAGTCTTTCCTGTAAAGGCTGTACTCTTGGTGCTTTCGCCCTCTTAGTCTGCGTTACTGTTTCGGCTGCTTTTGCAGCTGCTTTTTCAGCTGTTCGCTTCTTTATTGATTTAACTAGAGCTGCTGCTCCCTCTCCGCCTGCACCTAAGCCAACATCAAATGCTGTGTTGAGTGCCATTGACTTTGCAAAGGTCTTTCCTTTTTCGCCTTTTGGTGCTTTGGCGGCTTCCTTGCCTGCTTCAAGTGCATTTGTCGGTACACCTGTAATGGTATCTGCCGCCGCACCTGTCAGCATTTTCTTTCCCACCTTAGCGAGATTTTTTTTGCCTGCTTCTTTGGCGATATCCTTTACCGCTTCTTTGCCTGCCTTTTTTCCTGCCTGTTTTAAGGCTGTCTTTACACTCTGCTCTACAGCACCTCTAGCAACGCCGCCAGTTAAAGCATATTCGCCCGCAAGTCCTGCCATATAGCCTGCCATATAGCCGACAGTTTTTTCTGCTTTGGAGGTGTCTATCTTCCTGCCTGTCTGCTTTTCCAGTGTCTGTTTAAGCGGAATAGGCGAAGTTCCCGCCATAAAGCCATATGCAAAAGGTGAGGAATTTAAAAACTTTTCGTCCTGCTTTGCTACCCTCTTGTTCAGGTTTTTATACTCATTTGTCTTTGCTTTTGAGGTTCGTAAAGTTTTCTCTGCACCCTTTAAGCCTTTATTGACTACATTTGGCGTGCCTGTTCTTGTTAAGTTCTGAAGTAACAGACTTTCGTTAGATGATAACTGCTTACTTGGCTTTGATTTTTTCTTAGTTGTCTTTTTACTGAGGTTTTTATACTCGTCAGTCTTTGCCTTTGAAGTTCGTAAAGTCTTTTCAGCGTTTTTTACACCCTGTTTTACTACTTTTTTTGAGCCTGTACGGGATAGGTTCTGCAAAAGTAAGGCTTCGTTTGATGTTAGGTTTTTACTGGTTTTCTTTTTATTCTTAGCAACAGAAACGGAACCGCTCTTTACCTGTTGCTTTTTTTGAGGGTTATATTTCTTTTTCTTTTTCGCCCCTTTGTCAGCTGCCTTTTCAGCTTTTTTATTCAGTTTATCGAATACTGTCGCCATATAAGTCACCTACTTTATTTTCTTTAAGGCTCTGTTGATTTCATCGAAGTTTGCCGGAGTGTTAAAGTAATTTACATTGAATTTATTTGAGCTGTCTAATGAAACTCCCGCATATTTATCTTTCTTTTTCTTCTTGTTGTTGCCATTATTATTATTGTTGTTATTATTGTTATTGTTGCTTTTGCTGCTGCTCTTGCCCCCGCCGCCGCCTCTGCTCCTGCCTTTCTTAGCCGCTTTCGCCGCTTTTCGTGCCGCAACCTCTTTCCTGTTGAGGATTGTGCGGTATTTGTTCAGATATGGCAGCTTCCAGTCATTGCTTGTGTTTCCGTCTGACAGTATCTTAGCAATAGCTCTGTCGATTTGGTCTGTTGATTTGTACTTGGTGAGAGATTTGCTGTATGCGTTTTTCTGTGCTGCAAGTTTCTGTTTGTCAACTTCTTTCTGAAGTGCGTCACGTTTTTCTCTTAGGTAGTTAATCTTCCAGTCGTTGCTTGGGGTTTTATCCCTTTTCAGCTTGGATATTGCCTTGTTGTAAGCCTTTACAGTAGAGTAATCTGTGCCAAAGTCCTCAAATGCCTGCTGTTTGTAGATTGTGTCGTTGGCTTTGTCCGATATGGCTTTTAATTCTGCGTTGTATTCTTTCTGCCTGTTGAAGTCGTCAACATCTCTTAGGTACTGGTTTGCAAGCTCTTGCCTTTGGTTTTCGTAGTTGGCCTGCTGATTTCCCATTAGCCTGTCTGTTTCTGCAAGGTTTTGGTCTTTTGACATTCCGACTTCTCTCATAGCTGTATCATAGGCAGACCTTACACCGCTTTGAGTTGCTCCTGTTGACATTTCGTTTTGCAGAAGTGAGGTTTCAGAAACATCTTGCCCTCTCACGCCTTGAGTGCCATATAGAGCGTTTTTATTCTGATTTCCGATAATCTGTAACTGTCTTGCAACATCTTTCGTCTCAGCGTTGCTCATAGCGTTGTAGGCGTTTGCCCTGTCATTCATAGCCTGTTCGTATGCACTGTACATATCTGAATAGCTGTTAGCAGGTACAGCTGCAGGAAACGCTGCTGCGTGTTGCTGCTTTTTTGTTTTCAGGTATTCCTCTTGTGCTAAAGGCATATTTGGGTATTGCCTTGTAGTTCCTGCCTTATAAGCATTTTGTATCGTGTCTTTTTTAATGCTCATAGCTTGTCCTTTCTACGATATTCTGTCAGTAACATATTTCTTGATGTATGCTTGATATGATATTGACGGATTTTTCTTTGAGCCGTACTTCTCATTCCAACGCTGTGTTGCCGCTTCCGTCATTGCAGATTCTAGCTGATTGAGTGTTGACTGTGAAGCTCCGCTTGACTTTGCAGTATTGTAAATTGAAGCAATCTGATTAGCCTGCGAACTTGAAAGCACCTTTTTGCCGTTTTTCTTCTTGTAAATGTCACCGCTTACCCTGCCAAGTGACGCAGAAGCTATTGAATCGGCTGCTTCCTGTTCCGCCTGCTGTCTAGCGTATTCCTGCTGCTGTTGCTGCAGTGCTAACTGGTTTGCGTACTGCTGTGCCGCAAGTGCTCTCTCGTTGTCTACAGCCTGTTGATTGCTCATTGCTTCCTTGTATGCTTCACTGATAAGATTTGCGTTGTTTCTTTCAAGCTGTGCTCCCTGTGTTGCGTTCTCGCTTAGTATGTTTGCGATATTCTGCTGATATGAGGTATCTTGATTGCCTCTTACCTTTTCCGCAATTCCGCCGCTTAGCCCTGCGTTTGATAAAAGCCTTGGTATCTCGGCTTTGCTCTGCTCGTTGGCGACATACGCACTTCTTGCCTTTGAGGTCGTCTGCTGACTTAGTGCGTCTTTCTGTTGCTGCAGGATATTGCCCATTCTGTTTGCATAGTCGTTGTAAACTCCCATAAAGTCTACAGATGGTGCGTAACTGTTTAAAAACTCCTGCATTTGCCTTTCTCGCTCTTCCTGCTGTCGCTGTTGCTCTCGTTCATCTGCCAATCGTGCCTGTTCTGACGTAGCCCTGCCTTGTGCTTCTTGATATGCTTCTTTGGCGTTGTTTGCCGCATTCGCCAGTGAGTTTTTGGCACTCGCAATTGCATTAGCAGGTTTGTTGCCACCAAGTGAACCTTTTACAGCGTTAATTGTGCCAATCAGCCCGTTTTGAGGGTTCTTTTTGCTTTTAGCCATAACTTATCCTTTCAAACTAAAACGCAGACTACTTAAGCCTGCGTTTTATCTTGTGAATTATCTTTTTCCATTTCGGGAGCCTGTCGTACTCCCACAACATCTCTAATACTTTGTGTGCGTCTTTTCTGTCCTGCTCTGCCATACCCTCTCTGAGTATTTGTCCGAATTTTTCTGCGTTACTCATAGCGCCACCTCCCGATTTAAGTATAGCATTTTTGGGTGTGGCAGTGTGTCACATTATCCGACAATCTCGCTCCAACCATATACGCCCGGCTCCCACACATTAGCGTCTGCTGTTGATTCCCACTTCTTGCCGTTGTGTTTAACCTTGTCACCTTTAGCATAAGCGTCGTGTGCTCCTGCAGGCTGTTTCCATTCAGGGAATTCGTCTAATGATACCTCTACCCATAGTGCAGGAGTTTTGTCAGGTGTCCAGTCTTCCTGTGTGGTATGAGCTTGTACACACTTGTACAATTTGTCGTTGTACTGGTATCTGTCATTTACTGATACTGATATGTTTTCTGCCCATACAGGATAAAGTTCTTTACCTGTTAAGGCTGTTTCATCATCTACAGTAAGTCTTGCCGCCCTCATAAAGGCTACTAAGTCTGTGTGTTTCATTCTGCACTCACCTCCTGTGCAATGATTGTTGCCGCTTCGTCAAGAGTATATTTCTGCTCTGGCGGTACAGGTAACTTAGCTTTTACTTCTTCCCTATAAGTTTCGGGAATATCATCAATAGTCATTTCTTCATTCAGAATTTTACCTACATACCAATCAACAGCTTCTTCTCTTGGCTTAACATAAAACTCATACTGTAGTGTTTCTGCTGATAAATGATAGCCATACTCTGCTCCGTCTTGCGGTGCTTTTTTCATAATGGCTAAAAGGTTATTGTATTCTGTTTCTGTTATTTCAGTTAAGCTGTCGTTAGCAACTTCTAAAATACCTATTGATAGTATTATATTGTTTTCTACTTGTTTGTAATACATATATGCTCCTTTCTTATGCCATTGTGATGACTGTGTAGTTACCGTTTAATCGAAGATTGCTCTCACTTGCACATTTGATAGTGTTTTCAGTACAAGTCACAGAAGAATCGCCATATGCCAAATAACTAGGACTGGAGGCATAATGTTTATGTCCCACTGATTCGCTTTTTGAAAAATAATTTAAAAGCATAAACGCTATAAGCCAGTTGTATGTTGTTGTACTTGTAGGCATACTATCCCGCAGTAAAAAAACGTATCTAGGTATTTCTCCGAGTGAATGATTTATTTCAGTATCAGATGCTACATCAGAAGCAAAAGTTATTTCATCTACCGCCATTTTAGTACAGCCAAACATTTCGGGGGTTATTTTTTCTTTTATCGGTATCCCTACTATAGTAGCTAAACTTTCTAAGGCTTTATTATGACCTTGTAGTATTTTTTTATTGCTCATAATTACCTCCTACTTGTTTTTAAGTTTGCGGTTAATTTTTCTGACATTAAAGTCCTCCGTTCCGAACAGGCTCATAGCCAGTTCTTTTATTTCTTTTCTTTGCTTATATGACTTACATATAGACATATTAGTATTCCAACCTTGCCAAGATAAAAATCCGTCGTGGTTTGTCAAAATTTCGCAGTCTACTTTGCGTTTAATCTTTTTCAGCTTTCGCCTTTGTCTGACAACCTTTTTCTTGTCGGGTAACATAACAACGTAACCTGTAGGCTTTAAGATAAACTTTATCTTCATCAGCTTGAAGCCACTTTGCAAGTGATTTATCTTGATTTTATTCGGGTGTATCGTAAGTCCTAGTGTTTCTGCATACGCTGTTACCTTTTCCGCTATCTCCTTAGCCTGCTCTTTGTTCTTGCAAATAAACCACATATCGTCGTTATATCTGCCGTACCACCTTGCTTTGAGCTGTTCTTTTACATAGTGGTCTAGGCTGTTAGGAACTGTAACCGCTAATATCTGTGATATTTGACTTCCTAAGCCTAACCCGACATCACCGAAAGCGTCTACAAAGTGATGTATCAAGGCTTTCAATCTTTCATCTGAAAACGTGTCGTCTACAATCTGATATACTAGCCAGTGCGGTATGCTGTCAAAATAACACTTAAAGTCCATAGTAAGAGCGTAGCCGTCAACACCAAACCTGTTATGATACTCTTTCATATGCCTTTTAACCCGTCTTATAGCGAAGTGTTGTCCTTTGCCCTTCATTGACGCTCCGTTGTCATAAATAAGACTTCTTGAAAGCACTGGTACTAAACAGAAATCACACAAACACCTTTGGACTACCCTTTCTTCAATATCAACGCTTCTTATATGTCTAGGCTTACCTCTTTCAATAATGTCAAACTCGTAAAATCCTTTACTTTTAAAGGTCCCGTTTTGGAGTTTCTTTTCAAGGTTTATGAGATTTGCTATGTCGTCAGCAATAAACCTTTGTACGCTAGGTTTCCACGTTACACCTTTTATACATTCCTTATATGATGTATAAAGGTTTTCGAATGTGAACACCTTGTTGAAGTCGTCATATTCCTTTATGAAATCTCTTTTCTTTGCAAGTCGTTCTTCTTTAGTCATATTTATAATAATTGTACCGCTTGACAGTCCTCACACGCTTACACAGTATATGATTTCCACGATACCACAATTCGCCATAAGGCAGGTTTGCCACTCCTTGTGAGAGAGCCGCCTTGTAGGCACTCTCCGCAATCCGACTGCCACTCCATAACTATTCGACGCATTGTTGTTGTTGACGTTGCCGTCCGAATTGACGTTAACAAAGTTAGTCGAATTGCTCGAATTAGCTGAACGCAACCACCAGTTGTTGGCAGACTATAGCGGCAAACCTTTGTATCTTTCTCTATCTTTCTTCAATATGCCTTTTAACAAGGCTTTTTCGTGTTCGATATGTTCGTTCAGTTCCTTTACAACACCAGTTGATATTAACTGGTATCTATACGCTATTGAAACTTGATGTTTCAGCGAAAAGATTGACGCAAGTGCAAGTTTTAGCTGTTTTTTTCTCTCTTTTGCTTCCCCTTGATTTTCGGGATAAATCGAGTTTGCTGTAGAAGCGTGAATATGCACTTGCACCGATAACAGAACAATTTCACGCAGAAGCGTTGAACTGCTGTTGTCCCAACGCTCTACACAGTAGCTTTCGAGTACTCTTGCCGTATGGAGAAACTGCATTGTTGTGGGTTTGCGTTTGCTTTTTGGAACTGTCATAACATACCTTTCTTTCAGGCGACACAAGGTCGCCTAGATTTTTAACGGATACACAAGCCGACTGCCACTCCATAACTACTCGACGCATTGTAGCTGCTGACGCCGCCGTCCGAACTGACGCCAACAAAGTAAGTCGAATAGCTCGAACTAGCTGAACGCAACCACCAGACGCTGGCAGACCCGTTTACTTTTTTTATTCGGCTTGCATTATCAGTGAATATCGGATACTTCGTACCCTCGCCATTACCTACTGTATAAGAAACGCTATCAAATACTTCCGCTTCTGCCAACAACCATACATCATAGTTTGCTTCGCCGAGCGAACTTGCTTGATTGTATGTTGTATAGCATTTCTTTTTAACAGGTGCAACTATGGCTTTCAAATCGCTAGGCAGTTTATTGTAGATGTTTGTTTCTACATACGTTTTAATCGCAGACGCAGGATAACCGCCGGTGTTTGTGTTTGAACTATTCATTTGTGCTTTAGTATTCAAGCAGTCTTTCATTACGAATGTAACTGGAGCAGTTACTCCGTCTGAATATGTGTCGTGATTAAATCCTGCAATCTGTAATTCTATGACTTCATTTGTTGTAAGTGTTACTGATTTTGTATCGCCTACAGCCCAATATTCAGATAAATCCAAACCATTTATCCCTGCCTGTACTGCGGCTTTTATTTCTGCCCAAGTTGATGTAGCAAAAGCACCAATCTGTATTACAGTTACGCTTAGTGTCGCAGTCTTTGTGACACCATTTTCTGTGTAAGATATTGTTACTGTTTTAGTTCCTGCCGAGCTGAATGTTTGCGGTGAGAATGTAAACCCTGTAACTTCCTTAGTTTTTCCTGTATCATATGTTGCAGTAACTACCATACCTGTACTGTCAAAGCTACCGCCCACAGCATATGTTGTTTTGTTAGGCTGTGTAGTAATTGCTATGCCAGTCAATACAGGTCTTATAATCTTATAGTAGTAACCGCCTTGTGTACCGCCATCGGGATATGCTGAACTATCTGTAGAATACACATAATCAAGTAAATCACCGCCCGAAGCTGTATATTTACCCCATACATATGTTGAGTTGAAGTCTAACTGTACAGAAGCTATCTGTTTTGCAAGCATTTCAATATCTGTTTTTTGTGTAGCGACTTCGGCATTTACATTTTCGCCGCCGCCTATCATATTGATTACATTACCCATTATCCCACCTGCTCTTTCTTTATATTTACTGTAACTGCAACTGTAGGCTTTTCGGTGCAATGGAATGTTATCTGATTAGCTGTTGTAACATCATCAGCATATATTCCTGCTTCTGTCCATACTTTATACTGCGAGGAATCAGGATAAACTGTATAGGTGTATCCGCTTGTAGCAAGTCCCGATACAGTTAAAGTCTGCTTGAAACCGCCTGTTTCAGCAGTCCAACCTGCGACAGTAAGTGAGCCTATTAAAACTTTATTCTTTTCAGGTATTGTCGGTTTATTGCTCAGGTCAGTATAACTGCCTGTAAATGCTACTGTTTTCAAGTCAGAGAAAAACTTTTTTACCTTGCCGAAAAGCACAGACAATTTTTCACCTGTTACAATATTTGTTCTTGAAGCTGCTTCAGTAAAAGTCGCAGTCACATCACTTCCGTCACCTGTCTTAGTAAGGAAATCGCCACCCACGATTTCCTGTGCTTTGTTTTTGGCTTCTTCTGCAGCTACAGCCGAATTGTAAGCGTCATTGGCTCTTAAATTAGCCTGATTTGAATAATACTGTGAGTTATCAGTATCTTCGCCCTCTCTTGTGCCAGTGCCACCGACAGCGTATGATTTGGCTTTGTTTGCCTGTGCCGCAGCGTCATCTTTAGCGTTAAGCACTATTGTAGTGTTGGCTGTGACGCTCTGAGAAGCATTGAGAACCTCTGTTTTAGCGGCAAGGACTATTTCCTTGTCCGCTGAAGTATCGGCCGCCTTAGTGTCAATATAGGCCTTGACTTCGCTTTTTAATTCGTTAAACCCGACAGAGCCTGCCTTAATTGAGGCTGTAATTGTCGTTGTCGTGCCGTTTGTACTCTGTGAGAATGTAACAATATCACCCGAAGTAAATGTAAACTGGTTCATCAGATTTGTTACTTCTGTCTGTGATGTGGTTCCATCAACATTTGTTATCTTTAAGTAGTATTTATCGTTTTCTATGTCCTCTACAAATTCAAATGTTGCAGGAACTTTCTCAAGTGCAGTATCTACAGATTGAGCTGTTCCGTCTTTCTTTGTAACTGTGATTACTCCTGTGTCGGTGTTAATTGTTACATTAGCCACAAGGCTGTTGGTTTCTTCTGTTATTTTTGCGTCTGCTTCTGTCTTTGTGTATCTGTCCGATAAGTCTGTTGTTATGTTGTCAAGATTAAGAGATATAAGCAAGTCTACAAGGTCATTATATTTACCCATAATGAGCTGTGGGAACTTATCAAATACATCTTTGTTCTGCTGAACATTTCCTGTCAGTCTTTCACCGGGTACAGATTTGACATAAACAGCATTTCGTTCTGTTTCCAGTATCTTTGCATTTAATAACGCCATTTTCTATCTCCTGTTCTTTGAGAAATTACCTACGCTGTAGGTCTTTGTTATACCGAGTATTCCGAAAGGCTCATATATGCCCTCGTTTTCAAGTATTATCTGAAGTCTGACATACTTCTTGATTTTCTTGTTGAAGTAGTCGTTTTGTGCTGTCGTGTTGCCGTTAAAGGTAAATCGTGAGAAGTCGATTAAGGTCCAGTTGAATATATCAAAGGTTTCCGTTTCAAGTGCTGCGGCTTCTATTCCGTCTTTAATTATCCGTACCTTAACACTTGTTCTGTCATAAGGCATAAGAGTAAGCAGTGTGCCTTTCTTATTTAGTGTTTTAAAGTACTGTGGATAGTTGTCATCATCAAGTGGAGTAGACCACACACATTTAATTGCTTTGCCGTCTGTAAGCAGTATTTCTCCTGCGTCACCTATTGTTGCTGTGCCGTTGTCGCAGTACGCTGTGATGTTTGGTACGTCTGAGTTGAACTTGCATATACGCCCGTCAGATGTGCCAAAGAACAGCTCATTTCCGATATTGGCAAAACATACTGCAGGGACATCTTCCCAATAATAACCCTCGTATAAGAAGTCTGTGTTGTTGTTCTTGTCGTTTGCCTTGTTCCGTCCGTCTAGCACATAACAGTGTGAATTGACGCACAGAATATAATATCTGTTCCACTGTACCGCCACTGCTTTATCAAGGTTCGGCTCTTTTAACAGTTTCTTATCGAGCAGGTATGACCTGTTTCGTACTATGTATTCACTTGATACATAGTAGTTGGATATGCCGTAAACTCCTGTCTGAGATAAAAACAGCGGCTCGTCACCTAGCATTGCAATGGACTTTTGGGCAATTCCGCCGACACCTGCTTTTGCAGGCGTACACTGAAACGCTGTTAGATTCTCTACTGTTGTACCACTTATCAGAAAGACTGTTGAATCTGTTGAAACTTCCTCTTTGATTACTGCAAGGTATGAACTCATTCGTGCAAAGCCTACTATGTCAGCAGTAACGTTACCTACAGTGAGGTAATTGAGGTCAGGGAAGTATGCCACGCTTTCAACCTCTGAGTAGAATATCTTGTTTCGCTCTGACGATGAAACGATGAATACTCTATCCTCTTTTGAGTAGCCGTATGTTACAACATCGTATGGGTTTGTTATCCCTTTCCTGTCCTTATAAAGTCCGTTTTTTTCGTCAAAGGATATGAACTCTACTTTGACATTATCCTGTCCTGTGACTACCGGTGCGTGTGCTTCTTTGAAAGTGATTTTTCCGTCGCACACATTGAATGTATAGCTTGCTCCGTTTACGCCCTTGCCTGTTGTTTCTACAGCTGCAGGAAGTGTGTAGTCTGTGCCATAGGTCTTTAACTGAAATTCGCCGCTTGAATCCATTACATAGACCTTTATATACTCTGCGCCGCTTAATATCTTCTTAGACGATAAGATATAATCCTTTGATGTACTGTCGCCTAAGAATGTGTTACACTGCCAAGGAGTAAGCATATTGACATCTTCCAGTAATGTGCCGTCTTTTCCTGCGGGACTTCTTGAAATTGATACTCTCGGTATCTTTGCTTCGCCTGCAGGATATTGACCTGTGAGGTCTGCTATTGTGTGTGATGTGTCTGAAGTGTCTATGTAAATTATCTTTGTGCCTAAGAAAAAGTATATGTTTCCGCCGAACACAAAGCCTTTTGGGTTCGTTGATGTGTGGGTTATCGTGAATGTGTCATCTTTTACCCACGATTCGCTGAACTTAAACAGGTGCGACGATGTGATCACATAAAAAGAGCCGCCTGTGTGGAATATGTCTACTATCTTCTCTCCCGATGTGTCTGCGACTTTTCGCCAACCTAGCCTTTTAATTGGGTTTCCGCCGTTATCAGAAATCATATTTAAAAGGTCGGGTGATCTCCTTCTGTCAACTTCTGTTCTGTCCCTTGAAAAGTCAGCCCCTTTTAATTCCTTGTAATATGTATGATAAAGTGTGGGAGCGGCAGGAACATTCATTTTGCTCATATGTCATACCCTCCAACAACCGTTGCTTTCATTGCTCTTGTGTATTCGCCTACCAGTTCATCTTTCATATCCTGGTACATATTGTAGTAGTAGATTGCTTTTCGCTCGTCATCGTCAAGCCATACATGATATGCCGCCAAGTACGGTACGAGTTTGTGTACCAGTTTCGGCATTTCAAGTTCGAAGTCGTCGGGAGTTTCCGCTGTAAATGGCGTTATCTCCGGCTTAACCCAATCCTTGTCCTGTGATTTGAAGTAGCCTTGAAGTCGTGATACTACAATATCATTTATTGTCGAGACTGAGAGATTGCAGGCGTTTATGATTATTTCCTGATATTCTGTTAATATTGAATTTTCCTCAAAACCAAGCGTTTTGATTATGTTTTTTAATTCTAACCACGTCATAGGTCTTTCTCCTATACAAAATAAGAGGGCAGTATTAAACTGCCCTCATTAAACTATCGAAGCTCTGCTACTGCCAGTTTGCAGTCTGCCGAACTAACTGCGATAACGATTTTCCCTTTATTAACGCCGCTTGCGTTCATGTAAGCGTTGCTGTCTAACTGGAAAAATGCCTTTTCCCCTTTTGGTACGGAAAGAGTAAGGTCGTTTACGCCTGCCACATTTGCTCCTGCCTTAACTGTGATTGTTGTGGCTGCAGATGTGCTTGCTGAGTTATCAGCAATGAATACAAGCTTTTTGTCCATTGACTGTGCAACGTCTACAATAAAACTGTCAGTCGTTGCCGCTACAGCGTTGTCTATCAGTTTTGGAGAAATAGTGTTTACGTCTTTTACCTTTACAGGTGTCACGTTTGTATTAGCCATTTTCTATCTCCTTTCTACGCATACTTAACGTTCATTACGATAAGTTCTTTAGGTCTAACGATTTTTGCGTCAAACAGAGTGAATCCTTTAATGGCGTCTGCCATTTTCTTTTCAGGTCTGTAGGCTTCTGTCTTTGTAAGCGGATTTACATATGCAATCGCCTTTTCTGACATAACCATAATGTTATCAACAGCACCACCGTTAGTAGTTGCAACGGCATTTGACATGATAAGGTTCATGTTTGAGTATTTTGCCATCTGTCCTGTTTTGATTAACTTAGAGTTGTCAGTGTCTAAGTCTATGATTCTCTGTTTTAAGAGTACCCAGAATCTAGGCGACATTACTACGTTGATAGTCTCAGATGTAGGAACGTTGTTCT